GCACCAAAAAGTATGGGTTCATTGACACCAAAGAATGTAGGTACGACTGATGCTCTACCTATCGCTTTATTTCTTTTTGATTTTGTTAACCACATAAACATAAATGGAACAACTAATGTGCCTCTTGTTACACAACACTTATATTATATGAGAGTAATGGGTGGTACGTGCCTCTTGTTACACAACACTTATATATAGACAAATAAAAAAACCACCACACTCAAAAGAATGTGGTAGCAAAATTATAAAGGAGTAAAAAAGAAGATTAAATTGTATGTAATTTAATTATAGCACAGACCGTGTAACCAATGTAGTGTTAAACTATGTTTTTTAATATCAATCTAACATCTTCATAATATAGACATAATTAATTGTAATTTATAAGAGGGTAGCCATAGCGACTACCCTTGTATAATGACGTGGTAATTTTATTATAACAGATTAATTGATTGTACCCCACAATTTCCCTAAACTGTCATTTGTTTTATTCCATGTTCTCACAGCTAACCAAACGTCATTACCATTATAAGCTGTATAACTCACCCAAACGTGACCGTCTTGTTTACACACAGTGTCATATTTTATTGTTTGACCTGGCTGTAATACACCGCTCACAGGACAACTTCTAAACGGCCCAACATAATGAGTTTTAATAGGAGTGTTTGGCGTAAAGCGAGCTATTTCTGATTTGTAATAAGTTCCATACTTATTGATTTTCCAACCGTTTATATCTCGTCTATTAGCTGGAGTGGAAGCACTGCCAGGTTTGTTTTTAACTGTAGTAACTTTAGGTGTACTGCCTTTCATATATGCCCTAATTTGCTTAATGAAGTAATCTTTTAACTTAAGTTGTGTTGCTTTACTCCATGCTTGTTTCGTTGGATCAATACCAGTATGCAATTTAGCTGAACGATGAGGACAAGCTGTATAACTAAATTCGTTGTGTAAACGTACTGTGTTTCTGTTAGCTGGTAATCCCCACTTTTTAAGTTTATGCGCTGCGAATTTAAGAGCTGTTTGTTCATTTTTAAGGAAATCTTTATCTCCAACGTACATTGATTGGTTAACTTCGATTCCGTAGAATTCGAAATTACCCGAACCCGGTTGAACGCCATCAGAAACATGCCAAGCAATTCTATCTTCTGATATAGCTTCCCAAATACCGTTTCTATCAGCGTATGCGTGAGCTATACCGCGTGCCAACCTATTGTAATCCGCGTTTACTAAATTATTATAGTATTGTTTTGAATTCATTGTACCAGCATCGTTATGAATGACTACGCCTTTAGGTTTTCGGCCTCTTTTAGTCATAGTCCAACCTTTTATATGATTAGTGTTAACTTTGATACTATTACTTTTCTTAACTGATTGTTTAGGAGCTGATTTCACATCTTTTTTAGGTTCTTCTACTTCTTTTGCTATTGGAGGGACTATAAAATGTGTTAAACCATAGTAGTTATCCCAGCGCAAGCTAGGTTTTTTATTTGCCCAACCATTCCAATTTTGTTCAAGTATTTGGAAGGAGTTCGTATTACCACCATTGTATACAATACCAATATGTCCGTATTGAGCATAAGTGCCACTTGTAAATACTGCAATCCAACCTTCTTTAGGTATTGTTGATGGCTTGTTCTCTACAATTTTCCAACCTTCAGGGAATTTATTATCAGGGAAATCTTTAGCATTTCCCCATGCTCTATACTTATTGTCAGTTAGCCATAATATATAGTCGGTAGGTAAATCGGCACATTGTGCGTGATAAGAATGGTCGACATCAATACAACCTGGCTCCATAGCACCAAAGGAAGCGTCATAACTCGTCCATTGTTTCACTCGATATGGACTATCTGATACACCGTTTTTATAATCTCGTAAACGTTTATTGATTTGAGATTGTGTTTTCATCTGGAGCGCCTCCTCCACCATTATCAAATTCAAATTCTTCTTCGTCAGAATCGTCAGTGAACGGTTCGTTAGTATCGAAATTTTCAGGTTTTACTGCGCCTGATTCACTTTTAAACTGTACAGGGTGGGTATTTTCGTTACGTGGTTTGTTTAATTCGAAGTCAATACCAGCGTCTGAAACTCCCTTAGTATTAGGGTTAGTTACAACACCTAAAGCTACGAGTATTGTGATAATACTACCAATAATACCGCTAATGGTTTCAAGTTGAGTAGATATATCAATACCAAATGCTTCGGTTACTTGTTTTGCAAATAATAAAATAGCACCCACTAAAGCTGTGAGTGTCGTTCCGTTTTTTAAACGTGTCATCCAATTAATTTTCAAAGGTTACATCTCCTTTAGATAAATTAAAGAGCCAACGTAAAACGTCGACTCTTAATAAATTCTACGCATGTGCTTTTTCGGGATCATATTCAACACCTGTTAACTCTAAATATTCTTCAGGTGTTACAAACCCTCTTTTTACAAATAAAGCAAACTGCTCGTTTGTGTATAAACCCATTTTATAATATCTAATACCTATGTTACGCATTATTATCACTCTCCATAACTTGTAGCGTTAAATTCGCCATATCATTTTGTAAATTTGCTAATGCATCTTGTGTTTTCATTAGTTGTAATGTCAGGTCTGATATTACAACATCTTTCTCATCAGGTACTTCTTCAATTTCTACTTTAGGTTGTTGTTTCAACCATTCTTCCTTGCTCACCCCATGCCAGTTTTCACCATCAAAATATATCGGTTGATAGAGTCCTTCAGGCGGTTGGATTTCAGTATATTTTTCTAAATCAACATCTTCATCATTCATCACAAGTTTAGGGGCTCCATTTGTTTTATTAAATAACTGTTTCATCGATATCCTCCTTATACAATCCATGTCACATCAATTATATATTCTCCTGTATCAGGAACGCTTCCAACGACTTTAAAATCGCCATTGCTACTCACATAACATAAGATTTGGTTTGTACCTGCGCGCTTATTTAATTTAAATTCCATGATACTGACTGGTGAAATTTCTAGAGGTAAAGAAGCGATTACTTGACCTGAAGTCAAATTATTAAATGTACCATACAACTTAACAATTGTTTTACTTCCAATTTTAATGGCACGATAAGAAGGTGGGAGATAACTTGAAGAATACGTATAAGCTTTCGCGCCATTAAGTACGTTAAGTCCTATCCAACCAGTATCAGAATAGTTATTGCCTATCTTTTCCCATTCTATCCAGCCAACAGATTTGGAATAACTTTTAATATATAAGTCGTTACGATCATATGAAGAATAGTATATTTTTTTATCCCCGGCGGCATTTTTCGTTACATAAACAAACCCAGTGCCACCACTAGGGGAATCACGATATTCGTAGTTATAATAAAGACCAGTTGGGGTAGACAGTAGGTTTTCATTGGTCATTCTATTATTACTGCCGAAAGTAGCTATTTGGTTACCATCATCATTAACTGCTTTATATTTTTGCCAGTTGGAAAAATCGGGCAATGTTGGTGTATCACCTTTTGGGCCTTGTAAACTCGCTAATTGTTCAGGAGTGAAATCTTGGTAAGTGAAAGAATCACCTTTATCGCCTTTAGGACCCGGTGGACCTGCTGGTCCTTGTTTACCGTCAATACCATCTACACCATCTCTACCATCTTTTCCAGGTGGACCTTGTGGACCAGGATTTCCGTTAACGCCATCGATACCATTTAGACCGTTTTTACCGTCTTTTCCGTCTTGCCCAGGTATGCCTTGTTCTCCTTTATCTCCTTTAGGACCTTTGAAGATATCTACATTGTCTTTCATTACTTTTTCTACGATATCATCTAGTAATTCCACACGTATTTCTTTGCCTACACTTTTAGTTATACCGCTGTCGTTAACAGTAAAATAAAAGTTAGCAACATGTGTGCTATCGTTATTTTCAGGATTTTCTAAGAATAATTTACATTGCATTTGCCCTACATGTTTAGTGATATATTCAGGGATAATATATCTTACAAAGCCTTCTTCAGCTTTAACTATTTCTAATGGCTCATTAGTGAATATAGAACCATCTTGTGCAAAAACATGTAATACAGGTTCGAACTTCGTCTGATTGAAATTCACAGAGATGTATTCTTGATTTTCATTAATAATGTTCTTTTTCTTAATATGGATATCAATAACAGATGTCTTGTTATCCTTGGTGTACAGATTAACGTTTATGCTGCCTAAATCAACACCATTTTCATTGATGATTGTATTAACTGTACCGGTTTTGTACGTTTCCATAAAAACACCTCTCCAATAATAAATTTAGGGATAAGAGCTGTCAGCCTTATCCCTATTTATATCTATCTCTAATGAAATAGACACCTTTTATACCGATTTTGTCATATAGATTTTTAATAGTTGTCGCTTGAACTTGTGCCCAGCGTACATCAGTTGCATATTGATGATTTCCTGGACTACGTGGATTCCAACGCATACGATAAAGTGTATTTTGCCCTTTGCTAATATAACCTTGTCTTACAAATTTAGCACCACCAATAATACCTTTAGCGGGCGTCGTCCAACCACGACTTCTCGCATAAGAGATAGCATTATTAGGGTTCCAATCATACGCACCAATACCGAAGTAGTTATAAACACCAGCACGACCGCTTGAGAAGTAAGATGTACCATAACCACTCTCAAGGAAGGCATGTGCAATTAAGTATATTTCATTAAGGTTATACTTCTTACAAGCATAAGCAACTGCTTTACCTTGTCCGGATAAAGAGCCTTTACCACGCAATATCTTATTAAGTGCTGAAACTGAAACGCCTTGATATTTACCAAGATTGAGCATTTGATATTTTTGAGTTTTACTATTCCAAATCTTAAGCGAATTCATAGCGTTAAGGGTTGCCGAGTAACTTGCACCATACCACCCGTTACCGTAGTTTATTTGAGGAGATTTAGTCATTTGGATAGCTACCGCTCTCTTGAATGAATAAGCACTTCTTGAAACAACGACAGTAGGCGCTTTGCTTCCTTTTTTGTTTGTCGTTGTAGTTGTATTCTTATTAACACTAGATGCTGGAACTGTAACTTTAATAGTTTTAGTCTTAACTTTATCTTTAGGAATTTCAGAAAGTAACTTCTTACTGTTTTTATATAGATATAGTAATCCATTGATTGTTTTGTCTATGTTTTTCTTAGGCGGCAATCCATTGAGTGATATATCCCAATCTCCATGCTCGTATACGCTTCGCCAAATATTAGATGTGTCAACTTCAATAGAAGATGGCATAACTGGTATACCTTGATATTTCATTCTGAACACTGCTTGCAGCATTGTGTGTATCTCGTTGACGATAAAATCATCTTTACTTGCTGATAAATCTTGACACACTTCAATAACGATATTATCAGGGTTACTAGGTACTTCGTACATTTCTAATCTAGGTTGCCATATATGGTTTCTATCTACGAAATAGTGAGGATACTCTTTATCAGTAAGATATTTTTCTCTATCAAAGTATAGGTCAAGAACTGAACACATTGTATTTGCGTTTCTTATAGTCACTTTCTTAGGGTTATGACCTCTATCTTTACCTTGAACAATATCGTGTCGGATAAATTCAGGATAAGTTGGTTCACCATCATCTATAGTGAAATTGATATGTGTTTGTTTCTTCTTAATGGTTACTGTTTTATTATTATCTGTTGTTGTGGTGCTTGAAGTGTCAGAACCGCCGCTTGGTTTAGGAGGGTTTTTCTCAGCTTTATAAGGAGGTCTAACAAAATAAATGTTTCCGCCATTACCGTTGTAGTTATGATTAACAAACGCTGCTCTCGAACCGCTCCATTGGTTTGATCCAACCCAGTTTTGATCCACGCATTTAAAGTGTGATTTATCACTAGGGCCAACAACTATTGCAGTATGTCCAGCCCAACCATATGTCCATACAGCTATATCCCCAGGCTTAGGAATGAAACTAGATGTATTTCTATAGATTTTCCATGACCTATTTGGATATTGACTACGGTTAGCCATAGCGTTGGCATTTCCCCACGTTCTGAAATGCCAATAACGTTGGAATATATAGTTAGGCAAATCCCAACATTGGAACCCATACCTACCGTCAATGTCGACACCTTTATGATTTTTAGCCATCCATTTAGCCCAATCTACAACTTGCGAGGCTGTTGGTTTTCCGCTTTTAGGTAGTATAGCCATTTACACACCTACTTTCTTCAATCAAAATAAAAAGCCAACACCGAAGTGTCAGCTTAAAATATTACGGAGGCTAAACCGAATGCTGCTGCAATAATTGCACAGCCACCACTAATTAACGCAACAACAACTTGTACATTTCCTTTTTGTTTGTCGGAAATTGATTTATTGATGTTTTCTAATTGAACTTCATGTGCTTTAACAGTATATTTTACATCTGTAAATTCTGATCCTACTTTTTCTATGACGCTGCTAATTTTTTCTAAATGCTTTTCTAATCTTTCTTGAGACTCGAATTGCTTTTCTTGCAATCCTGTTTGCTTCTCTAATCTTTTATCGAGAGTGCTATACGCTTCGATGTGTTTTCTGTCGTTTTCGTTGATTTTTTCATAAATCTTACCGGTGTTTTGTATCCATTCAGTACGTAATACGTACTTATCTTCTTTTTCCGACAATCTCCACACCTCCATAGAATCCCATAATTCCACAAATCATAGTGAAAGTAGAAAATTGCAAAGGAGAAAGCCAATTAATAGCATGAAACATACTCGCTGATGTCATTAAAAAGTAAAAACAAGCGTTACCCCAACCCCCAATACAAATAAGGTAGTTAAATATGTTGTTTAACTTTTGTGTAGGTAGAAAGAAAGGTGCGACAATTATAAAAGCACTAAACACCATTGCAAGTACGCCCCAAATCCAAATGGGCATAACGTGGTGTAGTGCTAAATAAAAATCGCTGTCTCTAATAATAGTTTCTTGTTCTCTCGTCCAAAAGAAGCCTCTTTCAAACATTAGAGCGCCAAAACCTAAAACCATTAAAAAGGTTAACGAATAAGTTATTGAGTTTTTCTTCATTATGACTTACCTCCTAAACAACTGGATTAGATCCAGGAATTACCACGCCTTTTGTAGCGTCATACCAAGAACCCCATCTTGTAGTTTCGCCCATCATATTACGAGAGTATATTCTGTGTCTGTTGTAAGGCATAAACAATACTTTTTTGTATGTGTCACTTCTTGCAATAACGATAGCATAGCCACTTTGATTATCGGGATCTGGAGAATTTGTAGGGTTGTAAAGGTAGTAAAAACCAGTTTTATCAATTTTGTTCATAGTAGATAAGTCAACATCATCTAACCTAATAGCAAAACCTTCGGCTTCTGTAAGTGCTGATAATTGGCCTGTAGCACTCTTTATAGCTTCATTAACTTTGTTTTGTATTAATTCATCTAAACCATCAGAAAGCATCTTAAATTCATCTTCGTTTGCCTTCTTAGATAACTGCTGATTAACTTCATCTTTTTTAGCGTAGTTGATAAGGTGCTCGTCTAAGTTTTCCTCTGTTATAACTCCTTCAGTTGCCGAATTTAGTCGTTCGTTGACCTCTAAAATTTTATCGTTAATATTATTTAGATAGTCTGTTAACTCTGTTTCGGTTTGTTTTGCGAAACCTTCCATTTGTTCCCGCAAATCTTTAACTTGTTTAACAAATTCTGACTTTTGAGTATTTACAAAATTCATGAATTCTTCTTCAGCATTTTGAACGTTTTCTAATTCTTTCGATACAGTATCAATTCTGTCTTTTACTAAATCAACAAGATCGTCAATCTCTCTAATATATCTGATTTTAATATCAGCATCTATTTGGTTAATTAATGCATCTTTTACGTAAAAGCGAAACTCGTTAAGTACAACTGTATCTTTACGACCAACTGCTTTGATATAAATTTGACCAGTCACATGTGTGTCAGTAGAAGCCTTTAGGAAATTACTGTCTAAAGTTAAACGTATAATGCCTTTCATAGGATTAACATATTCAACTTTAACTCTTCCCGTTGATGATCCGTTGTCAGAAACAAAATAAGCTGTTATCTCAGTGTTAGCTTCGCTAATCTCTAGGGGATAACTTTCCCCGTTTATTTCTCTACGTACTTGAAAAGTTAATACCGCAGTATTTATATCCATATTATAAAAACCGATACCTTCGTCAGATATCGGTTTTAAATAAGGTTCGTCGACAGTAGTAATTCTAGCTTCTTTGTAAAATCCATCCATTATGAAGCCTCCTTATTTTTTCTTTTTAGTTTTATGAATAATTTTGTTTGTCTTAGTATATGCGCTTGGCTTATTAGGATAAACTTGATGGAATGTTTTTTCTTTTTGGTTACCATACCCACCAGATTTAAGAATTTGAACTGCTGTGTGTGAATGTGAAGGTGTAAAAGTAAGGTTGATAATTAAGTTTCTAACCTTTGCAACACCTTTAGTTCTTAATATATCAACAACACCCATAACTTCGTTTGATCTGTGTACGTTGTTTGGACTCGTTGTTGAATATTGAACAGGAGCTATTGCATGCAGCGGGATAGTATGCCAACCTTTTTTAACTGGCATTCTCACTCTGTATAAGTGACGTTTTCTACTCTTACCATTACCACTATATGGATGGTAGTTCTGGACAACATAAGGCGCAACAGCAATAGTTGTATCTCTATCTACTTCAACAGTTATAGAACCGTTTAACTCTACAAACCCATTAGCTGTAACTTGGAACCTTTGTTGTGTCATTAGCATACGTTGGTAATCTTTTTTTGCAATAAGAGAAAATGGTTTAGTATCTTTTTTATCAAATCTGCTACTATAAACCAAAGATTTTACAATAGGTTGATTTGCAATTCTACCTTCTTTGTTAGTGTCTAGTTTTGATAATTTGGAGATGATATTTCCTAAGTAATAAACTGAACGCCACATCTCTTGAGCGCCTCTAGGTTTCCCAGCTCTGCCTTCGTACACTTCAGGTAAGAAAGAAGTTGTACCATGCTTAATACCTACCCAGTTACTAAATGAAGCTAATGTACTTGAACCCCAAGTTACATAATCTCCATGATCTGACATTTCCGAAAGCATTTCAGTCATAACATTGTTAGGTTGATTTGCAAAACGTGGATAGAATAAACAATAGTCACTCACTTGAGAAATAATGTTATGACAATCGACGTGAGCTGTAATATCTCCTAAGCCTTCTACTAACGCTTTCATGTTTCTACTTTCTCTTTCGCTAAAAGGTTTTGAACCTTTATAGTTTTTACCAGTGGAACGTGTACCACTACCATTTGACCAATAGTAATCAAAATTACGGTTTAAATCGACATTATTTACATTTTCACGTTCTTGATTAGCAAACCCCCAAGGGTTAACAATAGGAACTATAACCACCCTCACGTTTTTATGTATATAAGCGAGTTGTGAATACTTGTTCCATTCATTGACGACTAAATCCATAAATCGACTTATAGCATAAAATGCGCTGTATTCATTCCCGTGTATACATGATGTGATGAGTAAGGTTTTTGTATAGTTTTGAGGTTTGAAATCATAAGCATAAACATTGTACTGGTTACTTTGGTCTTTACCTACATATTTTTTCGTAACATACTTGTTGTCAACAAATTTGTCATAAAACACTTTTCTATTGTCATCGGGATCGTTATTATTAGGTGTTTCATTAACACCTTGTTCTGCACTAGCGATAAATGGAGGAGTAAATAGATAAGTGGCGTCATCAGCCACATTTAGTTCTTTGTCTATTTTTTCATCTATTCTAGTGAAATCATGTCTTAGTCTTTCTGAAAGTATAGGGAAGTTTTGAGCGTCAATTGATGTACGACTATCTCTCACTTCTTGAAGCCCATTACCGATAGTTCCTAAAACTAAGTTTCTTATTCGTTTACTTTGATAACCTAACTCTTGACCTACAGTAACATTAGGCCCAGTAGGCAATGTATATACAATTTGTTCAGCGTTATGTGCTCGCTTTTCAGTTTTTCCATGCTTTACTAATATTTCTTCGATATTAGTAAGCATATCTCTTATAGCAATGTAATTGAGTTCGTTTTCTCTAACATAACGCGAACTAAATAAAGTATCTAGTTTTGTGTAGATAGTCTTTCGCATTGCTACGCCTCCTTAACTTGTAGTTTTCCATCTTTATCTATTGTAATGTTGTAATACTTACCATTTTCACCTTGCATTTTGAGACGATTATAATGAAGTCTATCGACTTTCTTTTTATCATTATTACTCATCAGTCCAGATGCTTTATCTGTTGCTTTTGGTATTACGTATTTGTTAAACCCACTTTTAGCGCTTGCGATAACTTGCCATGTCTTACCACGATCGTGAGACACTCGGAATTTACCATTTCTGTTATATTCTAGTATGTGGTCTTTTTCTACAATTGCTCTTATTCCATTGGCGTTTCCATGCAATGCTTTGTTAGAGTCAATGGACTTTCTTGTAGAAGTAATAGCTGCATTTGCTTTTGCGTATGTTGTTCGATATGAATTAGCAAATCCTCCACCTAAACCGCCTACAACTTGTGCTGCTTGACTAATTCGTTCTAAATAGCGGTTGTGACGATTGAAATCTCCTAAAGTTACGTCTTGTTTTACTATCTTATTTTCAGCGTCTCTAATAGTCTTAACTTCGACTATTCTCATAAACTCATTGATGCCAAGTATAGAGTGCTTAACTTTTACAATGTCTGCAACTCTAGGCACTGCATTAGGATAATGTTGTCGCAAAGCTATAAAATCCAAAGTTAAAGAGCGTTTTATAGATGCATTAATAACAGCTTCCAATCTAGCTCGCATAATATCAGGATCAGTGATTGAACCATCTTTAACAGGTGGTGCATCAAATCTACCGTAATCTTTCATATTAGGGTGCTCAAATTCAACAATAAGACCTGCACCATCTAAACCCTCTTCATCTGTATAAGAACCGTACCCTTTAACATAGGTGTACATTTGACCACTATCTTCTTCTAATTTCATATTGTTTGCGTTAATTTCATCGTCTATATGATAAGTTGCTCTTTTTTCTAAATATGGCGTAAATTCAAAAGTATATGTGTTTGTTTTATGATCATGATGTATATCAAATTCTAAGTCCCATGCCTCTAAACCCTTTTTCAGTAAATCTTCGACACTTTCTCCCTCGCCAGAGTCTTTAATTTCAGATACAAACAAATTACTAGGCACTTTGTATTTAAGACCAGTACCTTTAAATATTTTTCCGAAAAAGTCTGGTGGTTTATGTGGGCCGTCTATTTTGTCATACACCCTTTTTCTCTTAATGATATCTATTGGCTTTTCTCTAAGCGTTACAGTAACTTCTTGATTTCTACCGTGAGTTTTTCTATCGATAATATAAGCAACATATTCTCTTTTGTCGTTAGGTCCTGTAAGTTGTGTTAACGTCCAACGCTTATCAATCCCACGTATAACGTTATAGTTATATTTATCTTCAAGTAATTTACACTGTACAACTGTTTCAGAACCTAATTTAGATGTAGTAGTTGTAGTAACATAGACTGGCTCTCCTATACCTCTTATTGGGCTAAATAATACTGGCATTTAATAACCACCTACTTATAATAAAATTTCATATCGAACGTTACTGACTTAACCTGTTGATTAAAAGCGAAATCATTCCAGCCAGGATAGAATTTAGGTTGTGCATTTGTACAACGATGATTAATTGGGGTGCCGTTTCTCCACGTTTGAACTCCGTCATACACTATCTTGTCGCCTTTTTTCAAACTAATATTACTGATTTTCATATAATCAGATTTTCCTAACGTAAATTGGAAGCTTTCTTTACTGCTTACATTTTTACCTAAAACGATAGTTACTTTCTTATAGAGTTTAAATTCGTTATTAGGTACATTTCCGTGATAATAAACACTATTATTCCAAATATTAGTAAAAGTGTATGTTCTTTTGTCGTTTTCTTCGTCAAATGGTACTAACATATCATTAGACCATAACGCTTTGTTAGGTTTGTTCTCTAAATCTAAAGAAGTACCAATACTCTCGGCAAAAGGTATTTCAATTGTTTCAAAAACTAAGTCGAAGTTAATCACATTACCTTTGTTATCAGGTGTTATTACTGATGAACATTTAACTTGATACTGTTTACCACTAGTATAGTAATTATCGTTCATCATATTATGATCGAATACTGGATAACCATATTTATCGTATGATTGATAGTCATCTTCCGTTGGTTGTAAAAACTTGTAATTATGCTCTTCGGCATATCTAAGTTCTCTAATCCATACAGGTTCAGTGTTTACTGTTAAATCATAGAATTTATCTCGTAATCTTGGTATATCATTAAGTTTTGTACTAACAACATAGCAAGGTACCGTAATTTTCCTTTTACGGTACTGACTACTAAGTAACATACGACCACTTGTGTTTTCTTTTGTTTCATAGTTGTCCTCTATCTCCGGGCTTTCGATGACAATATCTTTCACTCGAAAACCGAAGTCAGACAACTTGTATTTAGTGCCATCTTTTTGTTTAATTTCTAAATCCATTGCCTGACCTCCTAGAATGTGAATGTGGCATCTCTATCTGCATTTTGTCCGTTGACTATACCAGTTAAAGCGTCGTTGTCAATGTCCATTTTAACGGTAACAACACGTTGTGATGGGTTTGTTTTATATTCATGAGTATGTGTAACTTGTGCATTGGCTGATGCACTAGCGTTTTTAATGTCTCCTTGAATATTTGGTATTTTTAGATTGCTATTTTTTAATGTACTTCTAACATCACTTAATACATCGGTTGGATTAACAGCATTTTTAACTGCTTTTACAGCACTTGATCCCAAACCACCTGCAATGTTTGCCACGCTTTTTTTCTTATCATCAATACCGATTTTGAAACCTTCTCCAAAATCTCCACCAATTCCCATCATAACTCTTGAAGGAGAATGTGAATTGAGGACACTTCTGACAGCGTTGATTGCTGAACTTGCAACATTTTTAGCAGCGTTCACTACAGCACCAGCAGCATTTTTAATACCGTTAACCATTCCCATGATTAAATCTCTACCAGCGTTTGTAAATTGACCTATAAAGTTTCTAACAGCATTTACTGCTCTTGAAACACCTGAAGTTACAGAACTTACAACTCTAGACATTCCAGATATTACAGAGCTAACAATACCTGACATTGCTGAGCCAACTGCACTAAGCATATTTGAAAAACCACTGGTTACAAAACTTACTGCTCTTGAAACCGAATTGCTTATAAAACTTACTATTGTTGACCAAATGCTTGAAATAAGACTTGATATTGCGGTCATAATAGAACTTGTTACACTCATTAAAGTAGACCAACCAGTTGATACGAAAGATACAATAGTTGATACAACTGTACTGACTATAGTAACTATTGTTGTCCAGATTGCAGATATCACAGATGAGATTGCAGTCATTATAGTAGTTGTTATAGTGATTAAAGTAGTCCACGCAGTTGTAACGATAGTGACGATGGTATTAACAATTGTCAAAATAATAGTTGATATTGCAGTCCAAATTGTTTGTGCGATAGTAACTAAAACCGTCCAAATTGTTTGTGTAACTGTAACAATGGCAGTCCAAACGGTAGTAACAATTGTAACTAAAGTTGAAATTATTGTAGTTATTACTGTGACAATTGTAGTCCAAACTGTCTGTGCCACAGTGACTAATATTGACCATTGTATTTGTGCTAAAGTAACAATTCCATTCCATATGTTAGCAAGGAATGTTCCTAAACCAGTAACAACAGAGATAATAGCATTAACAATTGAATTCCAAATTGAAGTTGCGATACCAATTAAAGCGCCAAATATTGTACTAAAGAAGTTAACTGCATTTTGCCAAGTTTGTTGTAGATATTTACTCCAAATATCCCATATAGCTTGAGCTGCAGAAACAATATTTTGCCAAATTGTTTGCCCAACTTTTAATATTGTTTGCCAAGCACCCGACCAGTCACCGCTTAGTAACTGTAAAGCAACAGTGATGATACCGATAATGACGTCAAACGCAACTTTTATAACAGTAGTTATCACAGTCCAAACCGTACTTACAACAGCAACTAAAGCTTGGAACCCTTGAGATACGATAGGAGATATCAATTTAACAGCTACCTCTACGATTTTAACGATAGTATCCCAAACATTTTTAAATAAAGGGACTAAAGGTGCCATTATAGTTTGAGCTTGAGATAATAAATCTCCTAAAAATCCAATAACTGCTTGTATCGCTGCTCCAACAGCACTTTTAATGGCATTCCACGCACCTATTACTGCATTACGTAATACCGATGATGAATTCCATAATGCGACGAATATAGCGATTACTGCTGCGACTGCTCCAACAATAGCTATTATTGGAGCATCTAAATACATGAACGCTAAAGCAACAGTTTCTAATGCTCCACTAAGTGCTGAACCAATCGCACTAAGTGCTTCTAAAACCGTTCCTGCACCAGTCAATACTTTGACGAACGTCCCAATAAAGTCGATAATGCCTAAAATAGGTGGTCCGAGCGTCATGAATACACCTGCTAAAGTTACGATTAAACCTAGAAGCACTCCAATAGCTGGGTGTGCAGCTGTTAAGTTTTTGATGAACTCTGTCATAGCAATAGCTACATCTAAAACTTTTGCAGCTAATGGAGCCATAGCAGTGCCAACGTTTATGATAATCATTACTAAGTTACCTAGTAACGACATCAATTTAGGGCCGTTAGTGTTAACGTATTCCATGAACTTTTTAAATCCGTCTGATTTAGCAACAGTAGCACTCCAAGAAGCGAACTTTTCTGACATTTGAGCGAGTGACTCTAAAATAGAGTGAGTGTTAGGTGCGAATGCTTTCATAAGGTTAAATATACCTTTGAAAGTATTGGCGAATATTTGACCTATTAACGGTAAATTTTGTTTTGTATATTCGATAAATGATTTGATAGCTTCTTGACCTGCAGAAGATTGCGCCCATGAATTAAAAGCTTGTCCCATTCTTTTAAATCCTGCTGCAGCCCAATCTGCAAGTGGAGCTAACTGTGTGAGAACACTTATAACACCACTTCCGAAGTTACCAGCAGCGCTTAACATGTTGTTGAATACACGGACACCTGTCGTTCCCATGACTTCAAAGAATTGTTTGGCTACTTGAGAATTTTTAGCCCAATCAAGCATTTTAGCACTTGCTTGTTCCATTCCTTTAGACACGCCACTAATAAAAGGAGATAAACCTGCTAAAGCAACTTTGATCATGTTTAGTCCATTAGCCATTGTGTTAAAGATTTGGCTTTGGTTTTTCTCTATAATACCTTGCCATGCATCTTGCACACCTTCTAAAGCACTTTGATATTTTTTAGTTTCAGCTGTAGCTTGTAGAGTTCCATCGTTAAGCATTTTAATGGCACTTGCAGCCATAACTCCAAATCCCATGACGCCACCTGCAGCAACACCAAATGCAGCCGCTAATCCTGCAGCTCCACCAGCTACAACCCCGATAGCATTAAGAACAGCAAATAACGCAGGTACCATCCCTGCAATAATAGGAACAACTAAAGTTAAGTTGGAAATCAACGCACCTTGTACCATGTTAGAAATAACAGTACCAATTGTTCTAATACGTGTAGCCAAAGCATTCCAAGAGTTCATGGAACTATCTATACCAGCTACCATTGCTCTAAACGCACCTTGTGCTTTGTCAGAGTCAACATCTATCCTAGTGTGTATTCGGTTAGGAATTGAACGTAACATCGCTTTTAGCGCCAAAATTTTAGAAACTGCAGCGCCTTCGTTAACTTCTACAGTAGCTTTCGCTTTTTGCCTAGCAAAACTATTAAGTGACTTTTTAGCTTCAGCTATAGCTACACGCGCTTTTGTAGCATCTGCGTCTAAACTAGCACTATATGAATTACCATCGAACATGTCTAAGTCGATTTGAAGCTTAGATAACGTTGTAATAGCTCTTCTAGCGTCTACATCTGCATGTGCATTTGCTGTAGAACCATCAAAACGCTCTAAATAAGCTTGAGCCTCTTCAATGTTTGCTTTTGCACTTGCTACGTTAGCATCTAATTCAGCGTCGCCTCTGTAAGCATCGAATTTGCGTACATATTCTTCAGCTATTTGTACTTTGCTTTTAACTTCGTCAATATCTATATCAAGGTCAGCTTCTGCACGAGTGTTATTAAATGACTCTAATTCTTTTTTAGCTTTGTTTACTGCGCTAGTTACGCCTGATGCATCTGCATCAATTTCATTATCTTTGATTTTATCCATAGTGCCTTTGAAACGCTCTGCTGTGTTTTTAGCTGCTTGTATAGCACTTTTAAATTTCTTCGCGTTAGCTTCAATTGTCGCTTTAATACTGTAATTAGCTTCTGCCACGTGTTCCCACCTCCTTATTTATTTAATTCTGCAATTTGTTGTAATAAGTCTTTTGGTGGTTTATTTTCCTCAAATTTGGCTTCTGAAGCGAATTTGACGGGTTCACCTTTGTTTAATCGTTGAATGTTCTCTTGATAATGCATGATATCGTCTGCACTTTTAAAACGATATTCTGTCTCGCCTTTTTTACCGCCACGTTTCTTTTTCTCTGCAGCAGCGTCTCTAATAGCAAATGCTAGTTTGTACATATCCAAGTCTCTATCTAGTTGTTCATATTCTAAGGCATACATACGATAGTTGAACTCTCTAAGTGTCATTTGCTCTATAACATCTAAATCATAGATTTTGAGCTTACTCATGCATAAGATAACAATACGATCAAACGTTAATACTTCTTCCTCTACTTCTTGCTGTTCTTTTTGTATTTTTTCGGAACGAGGTTTTGGGTTAAAACACGCTTTCCCAGTTCCTCGATAACTTCATTACAAAATTCTTCAAGACCAGTATTTTCAATAACATTCTCAACAACTTCTTCTAAATCTTTTTCTGTTTTAGGAGCGCCTTTTTCTTGTGCTGTTGCAGCTTTAATCACTTTTGCAACATCTACTACACTATGGCTTTCTAATGCAGGTACTAACATTTCTGTACCTTTACCAAAGTTAACTTGTTCAGCTTCCATGCCCATTTCTTTATCAATAATGTTTAAGAACTTTAATCCAAATGATAATTCGATTGTTTTACCGTTAAATTTGATTTCCATATTTTTAATTACCTCACTTTATTTTATTAGTCAAAAAGAAAAGAGGGCTTTAAGGCCCTCATTGTTATACACTTTCTACTGTGCTAGGTTGGTTAGGTTGTGGGATATCTTCTGAAGCAAGACCATCGTTCGCAGGATCTGCGGCAACAGTATCGTGGAAGCCATAAGCTGCTTTGTTTTTCTCGATTTGTTCTGGTAAAGTAGCCCATCCACGTTTCTTTTTGAGATATACACCAAATTCTGTTTCGAATTCTGCGATATCATCAGCATCATTTGTACGGTCAATACTATTCCAATAACCTTGACGATATTCAGCTTTGTATTTACCTTCTGAATTTTTCACTTTTTTGTTAATTACCCATAATTCATATGGTACATCTTCTTCTGTAGCGTCCTCGATTTCGTCGCACAACGTGTCATCTTGGTTCATGTAGCAAGTGATACTTACAGTTGACTCTAAAGTACCTCCAGAGTTAACAGGACCATCGACAGTAGCCTCTGTATCTCTATCTTTTTCAGTTTCACGTTCTAATTCTGTTACCCACATTACTTTATTTGCGTCTTTTTTATCGCCAGCCTTACGAATTAAGACTAACTCATCAGTACCTTGTTTAATTGTCATAGGTTGTTACCTCCTAAAAAAATGTATAAAAAAAACAAGCCAATTAATGACTTGTGTATTCGATATTTATTGTTACATGTGATAATGCTTGATTACTTTCAATTTCAATAGCTTCGTTGATATCTAACTGTGGATGAAACAAGTTAAAACCATTGAGGTGAATATCGTCTAACATGATGTTTTGTACCTTCATAAGCAAGTTATCGTTAGCGCTCTTATCATTATCTAACCCCCACAGATGAACGGTAGCGGTAGGATTACCTCTAAAACTGTCAAAAGTTAACACGTTCATACTATCTGTAGTAGTTTGAATAGCGATAAAGGGATAAGGCAACTCTTGGTTTAACTCTTTTGTTTCAATAACAGGGACACCAAGTTCACTAAATTTTTCATATAAGTAGTTGAATAGTTGAAGTTTAGCTGATTGTTTCATTACATGCCCCCCGTTTTACCGTTTATTAATTTCTCGAGATCCTCTCTGACTTTTCGAGTGTATCTTTCATAAACAGGGAACATAAACGTTTCAGGAGCCATGTAACGCGTACCATATTCTAAAAACCCACTATATCCTGCATTAGAGGTAATAGCATACTTCATATCGCCATTTTTTGTATCTCTGATCATTCTAGCTAAGTTACCTGTCCAGTAACCTTTGTTCATGACTGATTTAGCACTCACAACAGTATCTTTAGTGAACTCGCCAGCATTGTTTTTGAGCACTTCGTCAACATCATCATCAATGCTACTGTGCATTCGATCTAGCTTTCTAATTAGAGCATCGATATCTCCAGCCATTATTTGACCTCCTCTGCATAGAATACAGTGTCGTGTTCATAGTCGATACGTTTAGTGATAATGTACTTTGAATCTTTGATATAAGCATGAGTCACTTTTGGTTCAAAACGACCATTTAAGCGAATGACGTTAATATCTTTGGTTACATCTCCATACTCAAGATTAGTACGTTGCGGGGATAAAGGAGATGTATTACAAGGAACTTCGTTGTACACTTGTTCCTTAACATCGTACTTACTTGTTTTAGGATTGTAACCACCTTTAATTTCCTTAGAGAACTTCACACGTTTGTTGTATCTCAATAGAAAACACCTCTACCACGTTTACTTGTCTCTTTCGGAAATAAAGCATCAATAACATCCATATACTCATCAAAATCATTACTTTGAAAAGTATTAGAACGTCCATCAATACTTTCTTGCGTCATTCCTTCGGCGCCAACACGATTAAAGCGTTTGACTGATACTTCTTCCACGATGTACTCGAGTCTTTCAGGTATTTCCTCGGTTTCAAGTGGAAGTAAACTAATCAAACGCTTTTCTGTATTGTTTATGATTATTTTGAGTAGTTCATCTTGCTTATCATCATCGATAGAGAGTAACATTTTTACATTTTCTAATGTAGCCATGTTATCCCTCCAATGCTTTAAGAATTACCGCTTTCGTATCGTCTTTTGATACATCTACATTATGTTTTTCAGCTATTTCCAACAATTCAGCTTTTGTTGCTTTAGCATCTACATCTAAAGCGATGTATTGCTTGTTATATACGTTTTGCTTATGAAATAATTCATCAATACGCTTAGAAGTAATATCAGTAGGGAATTCGTCTCCTACTTTATATTCTTTCTGATCTTCTTTATTAATGAAGTCGCGTACAACTTTATAAGAATAAGCCATAAGTTAGACCTCCTCGATTAATTAAACTGTTTCTGTATTTCCACTTGAAGCACTGCTAGCAGTCAACTTAGCAAACGCTTTGTCGTCTGCAATATGGAACGCAACGTCCATAGTTACACGTAATGCAATCAATTCTTGCTCGAATAGGTTGACTGGAGAACCATCAGCATTTTGAACAGTTGATAATTGACCATCTTCTGAAATTTTATAAGACAAGTTGTAAGGGATGCCGTAGAATACTTTGTTGAAATCTCCAGCGTATAAGTCGCCTTTTTTGAAGTTGTCTGATTTAAGGTCAACTACAGGTAATCCATCTAAAGTGTTGCTTGCACGGTCATAGTAGCTTTCTTTAGTATCTTTATCGCGAACTCCACGTAACGCAGTACGGTTTTGAGTTTTAGATAAGAAAGCGTTAGGTTCAACATCGTGTTCCAATAAAGCGTCCTCTAATGCTAATACGTTATCTAAGTTAATATCGCCATTCACAACATTTTTAGAAGAAACAGCTGATTGTTCAACAGATTGTTTGAACGGGTTATCAATGTTTAATAAACCGGCTTCATCAAATTTTTTGTAGAATTGTTCAGCAATTTGAGGTTTCATTGCTTCAAAGAAACGAGAATAAGTGTAGTTTAAGTATTCACGTGACGCTAAAACAATTACAGCTATTTTGTGTGAACGCATTGATGCTTCAAGTAAGCTAGGTTTAGAAGTTTGAATTTTTTGACCTTCTCCTACCCAGTAAGCACCTGGTTTATCTGCCCAATAAGTGAACTTTTTCTCTGATTTACCACCCATATCTTGGTATTGGCCTAATTGCATAATCTTTGAGTTTTGTAATACGTCTAAAAGGATAGGTTCGTTAAAATCGTTTAATAATTCGCCTTCCTTGTGTTCGTGCATCATTACATGATCTGGATTAAATGTTTGTGGTTTTACATCTGCCATTTATAACGCCTCCGTTTATTTAATAATTCTGTTTTCTTTTGCTAAATCAGCAAAACTTTTAGATGTTTCTTTTTTAGAAGATACGTCACTACCTTGTCCGTAAGGTGTTGATTGACGTGTAGCTTCTTTAACTTGTTCTTGTACAGCTTTGTCGAAATCTTCTTTAATCGAATTAACGACATCATTAATTTGTTCGTTATCTTCCAAATGAATTAAAGACTGTGCAAACGAAGTAGGTAGACCTTTTTCTTTTAAGTCACTTTCTACATCAGCTTTGAGTTCACGCAATTTAAATTCTTTTTCCTTTTCAGCTAAGGCTTGTTCGCGTTTCTCAATTTCTTTGTCTTTCTTCTCTTTTTCAGTTAACTTAGCGTAGCTTTCAGCTTCAGAACGTGCATTTTCAACAGCTTCTTTTAACCTTTGTTCGAATTTTTTCTCTTGATTTGCTAATGCTTTATTTACAGCCTTGTGTTTTTGACTATCTAACTCACTTTGAGTTAATTCAAAAAATTTTTTGTCATCATCGCCTTGGTCATTTCCACTTTGTTTATCTTTTCCTTCAGGATCATTTGGATTATCTTCAGCGAAATGTTGTAAATTTAGCTTTAATCGTTTAATTTCATTCATTTATATCGTCCTTTCAAACAGTCTTAACACGAATGATTTTACGCATAAAAAAAGCACCCATTATAGTGCGGTTAAGCCCAATAAAGTGTGCTGATGTTTATGTTTATTACATTGTATTAATCCAGTTGATTATGTTATTAGCAGTTTAACGACTTGCTTAGGTCAAAATATTATTTTAAATATGAAAATCCATATTCATCAGTAGTAACATTAGTTTTTTGAATCACTGGTATATCTCTTTTGTCTCTAGATAATAAATCTAGATGTTCTCTACTACCTTCACTTAATCTATAACTTTTAACTGTTTCGTAACCTGGATATGAACTTACTGTCTTTAATTCGTATACTTCTATAGCCATTTCAGCTAACACCCTCTAAATAAAATTTTTAGGTTTAAACTCTTTCTCTTTCTTCTCAGGCTCTTTCTGCTTCACTTGTTCTTGGTTACTAGGGTTCGAGTCATTCAATCTTTTCAATTCATGTTGAATGCCTTCAAGGGCTTTAGCGATACGTTCGTTACACACTGTCTCTACCCTCTTGTATAGCTTCGACAATTCTATCTATCTTCTCTTGTGTCGTCATACTGTCTTTAATGATATCTGATGGCTCTTTATTAAATATCTGATTGTATTCGTCATACACATCATCTAATCTATCTTGCAAGTAACTTTCGTCATACTTGTCATACTCATCGATTGTATCACCATCAAGTTCAGTGACGTCATATAGGCCTTCTTCTGTTTCGTAATCTTCTTCGTACTCTTCTTCTGTTTCATCTTCAGGACCACCAAGCCCCTCTAAGAAATCTAAATCCTCTTGATCAAAATCATCAGAAAAGTCGTACTCTTCTTCCCAGTTTTCATCTTCTTCAAATTCGTCGTCATCTTCCATGAAATCATCTTCATACATGCCATCTTCTTCATCACTGAAATCAGTGTCTAGCACTTCTTCTTCTTCCCAATCAGCATCTTCATAATCCCCTACGGAATTATCAACAATTTCTTCTGATACACCTTCATTAGTAACTGGCGGTGTATTTGTAAGATTATTATCATCTGGCATTTACAACACCTCCTTTTAATTATTTAACAACGCCTCCGAAATATCTTCCTTTGCGTTCTTCAAAGAATTCATCTCTCCAATTAGGATTGATATGTGGTGCAACAGCACTCCGACAAAAAGGATGCATCGGCGGTGCGTTTACACCAGGCTTCATATCTTTGACTTTGAAAATTTTTCCATTTAAACCACGACATGTTTTGGTTGTCTTACTATCCATCTTAGCGTGATATTCATATTCTGCGTCAGGCCCATGTTGTTCTAACATATGACGCTTTGCAGCTAATGTTTGTACTCTAGCTGTTTCTGTTATGAGTAAACGTCTTATCTCATACGTACTATTGCCAGTTTCTTTTCTAAATTCTTTTACGAATTCGTAAGGATGGCGACCTCTTAGTAATACTTGACTTGTCGCTTTCTCAACATGGTGTCTAACTACTTTCATATCACGCCATAGTCTACGAGACCAATTAGAGTTTTGGAAAGGTGCAGTAACGATCGTTTTAACATCGTTTAATGATACATGTAACGTTTCACCTAATATGCCTGCCTGTTGTTTTAACGAGCGATAATAAGCACTTTCCATATAGTTGTACATTGATTGCTCTATCTGTGCATATGAATACGTTACGATTAATCCTAGCTGCGCTTTTAGTAGCTTTTCCCTGTTTACGTACATCGCAGTATTATATCTTTTTAGTTCTCTGTTTGCTCTTTCACTAAAGTCGTTATCTTGTACATATTTTCTAGCTTTATTAGCGAAAGATTGAACATCGAAGTTATCAATTTTCTTTTTAGCTTCTGAAATACTAATGCCTTCGCTGTCTGCATATCGAGCGTAGAACTTAGATATCTCATTCTCAATATCATTAATCATGTTGTTGATAATACGTTCTATTTCGAGCGACATTTCTTTATCACTTAGTGTTTCATCTTTGATGATTTCTTTCGCTCTATCGTCCCAATAAGTCATGTATTATCACCCCTTATTGTAAGGTGTTTCGTCATCTTCTTCCGATGGTGGGTTATCAGTTAGATCATTGAACATCAACTCATCAGAATGTTTTATCTTTTCTTCTTGTTCTTTTCTGATACGTTCAACTTCATCTTTAGGATTGTCTATGAAAGAAACAAGAGACATTAATGTTTTCTGACTGATTTCTCCACCAGAATTGATGTACATTTGCATTTCTTCTGTCAGTGACTTAGGCAAGTTTCTTGTGAATGTGAATATCAAGTCTCTAAGGTTGTCCTTATCTATTTCTCTATTGATACTCATAATTTCTCCAACTAACTTGTAACGTCTAACTAAGCCTTTTCGAAATAGACCTTCTTTAATCGCTGTACGTTGCTCTAGTCCGAACAATTTATATTTCATGCTTTCACCAGATTGTTGACCTCCGAAGTTTTCATCAGTCATATCTGGTGTGTTCGTAAGTGTATGAATATCTTTAGCAATTCTTGTTTTATATGATTCAACACCACTTACATCATATTGTTTGTAGATATATTGAGCGTCTACATTACCTTCTGTTACTTTATCATCTACCGTTGCATATTCAGGAGGTGCTAGATGGAACACATTAGCCTCTTTTTGCAGTGTCGCTACTTCTTCATTCAGGTCAACGTTGCCTTTGATGAGTAGCATTGCATCATTTAAATCACTCATGTAGTTAGCTGTATCTGATTGTGCCTCATCATATAAGTCAATAAGGGGTATGACCTTTTCAAAGTCTCCGCGTCGCTTTTCATTATTGCTAAACTCTGTAATAGTTACTTTGCCAAACGAATGAGCTTCAGGAGGTTTGCGCTCTGATAATTCTAAGTTAGTAACACTGTTTGCTTCATAGAAGTATGTTGCATTATCAGTAATGACATCGACATAGTAAATGTTGTTTGTTTTCTCTTTAGGGCTGTGCGCTTCTTCTTCATTGACTTGCCAATATCTAATTGCCATTAAACTATTTTGTTCAATGCTCGTATCGTATATAACAAATGTATTACGTGGGTCTGATTTATAAATTCTAACTTCATCTTGTTGATTACGTATGATGTATTCATAAGCTCTACCAAATATAGATAAGTCTAACCCCAGTGAACGATTGTGACTATCAATGTCGTTTATTGCATGCAACTGATCTATTTTATCTTGTGTCATATTGCCTTCGGATTGTACTTGTATGGCATGACCGAAGCAGTAACCGTTAATAAAGTCTGTAATGTAAGAAGCGAAGTCATGAGCAGCTCTATTATCTGCTAAATGCTTTTCTCTACGCCTTTTGTTTCGCATGATGTTAAAATTCAAACCCTGATAATAATCATCTAGCATTTGAAGTCTAGGCACTTGTGCTTCTAAATGATGACGAATAAAGTCGCTGATATCGTTTCTGTTGTCTAACAAGTCTTGTGTTGTGCCATCGTATTTGTATACTTCTACCGCGTCACGTCTGTATATTTCATTACGCATTTCTCGTCGTTCGATATCTCTTTCGAAATTGTTTACGTGTGCCATGTGTTACCTCCTTATAAGCCCATCGCCTTTATTGTCTTAATCGATTTCTTAATTGGCGTACCTTTTTTAGGTTCATTTCTATAGAATCTAGAGCATGAGTACCTAAGCGAATCTATGCAATGATTGTAGGTGTCTACAGGCTCATTCATATACTCGTCAGTATTCTTATCCTTCTTCCATGTGTAATTGTCGAACTCTTCAATTGTTTTGAAACAGCGTTCGTCGATAACAATGTCAAATTGCATAAGAAATTGTAGTCCCTGCAATATTGAACCTTTTCCCTTTTGCGCTGGTTTGATTCGTTCTATACCTAGTTTGCGCATTTCTGCGATACTCTTTTGTTCTGCCGAATCAGCAAATATTTCTTCTTTAGAGTAACCTAAGCGTTTGATAACCTCTGCTATTTCGTCGTTTAACATACCAGTCTTAACATACTCTTCGATGATGTATAACCTTTTACTTTTAGCGTCTATCTTACAGTGGATAAATGCACTGGGATCGTTTACATAACCATAGTCAAGTCCAAAGTATGAAGGTAGGTGTCTCAACTCATCTTTATTGAGTAATCGTTTTTCGTACTTAGGAAATACCAACTTATCTAAAGTAGCGAATTGCCCTAACGCATATATTTTGTAATAAGCCGGATTGCGTTTAGCTAATAATTCTAAGTTTTCGCGAGTGATTTTATCTAAAAACTTATTATCCTTATAACTAGATTGGCGTATCATTACACCTTCCATATCTTCGCCATGTTCAAAGAAATACTTATATACCCAATTCAATTTAGATACTGGGTTGAACATTAAGAATATTTGTTTATTCATATGTTTTTTCTCCCTTAAACGTAATGTTAACTGTGTGTAATCATTTAGTGTGAACTCAGAAGCTTCTTCCATAACAATGTCTGAGATACCTTTAATTGATTTAATCTTCTCTGGGTTATCTAAACCTTTGAATAAGAATGTAGCGCCATTAGGCAGCACTACTTTATTATCAGTTTTATTCCATTGGCACATATCCCATATACCGTAATCAATTAAGCAACTCTTAACATCTTCAAACAAACTATCTTTGATTGTCGACTGTACTTTTCTTAGCCACAACATACGTCTAGGAATAGGCCACTTCATCAATGCTTTAAGCACCACTTTTTGAATAACGCCATGTGACTTACCACTAGAACCTCCACCATAATGTACTTCAGTGAAATTGTCATAGTTGGTAAGTATTTCAAATATGTTCTTGTTAAACACTTTCTCTGGGTTATTAAAATTAAGTTTAAGATTCGTCATCATAATCACCTATGTTGATTTCGATATTACGTTGAGTGATTTCTTTCTTGTCAATATAAGCACCGTGTACTTTTAAGATATGATCTAACGAACGTTGTCGTTCTTCTACATTAGGTGTAATAGTATAAGTTACTTCTTTATCTACTTCACCTTCTAAATGGTCATATCTTTTAGTGTATGCTTTTTGTGGCTCTCCTCTTGCAATAGATGCTGATAATGCTAACGCCTCTGTAATGCTCATTAAACTTTCTTCTTGTACTTCTTTAATACGTTCGTTGATATAATTCTTAATTGTAGTATTTTGTAGTAGCTTAGTTGCATTGGTATTAGCTTTATTTTTAGAATAACCAGCTTTAATATAAGCGCTTGTTGCGTTTCCTGTCTTAATATATTCATCTGCGAATCTCTGTTGTTTTATGTTCAGTCCGTTCATCTCATATATCACCAACTCTCACGTTATTCACTTAATTTATTTTTTATACAACAAAAACCTACCCGAATTGTCTTTCGGATAGGTCAGAAAGGAGAAAAATTATGTTCTACGAAAAATACAATAATAAGGGAAGAATCATGGTTCTGTAAAATATATAAATACTTTACACTATCATAATAAAATGTTTTTTTACGGACTTACATAGCTCTAAAGTCCGTTTTACACATAACCTATCAGCTCTGCCAATCTATTTATCATTGCGTCACGTCGTCTTAATATGCTTGTCTTACTTGTTCCGAAATATTCAGCTATATCTTCCCACTCACTACAACCTATAGGACACTCCCAGTATCTCAAGCGCATTAAGTCTTGTGTATCTTCGTCAGATTCATAAATGAGTTTATCTACACCTTTTACAATATTACGTAAGTTGTTATAACGATTGTCGCTTAATTTCTTAATTGATTCTCTCTCAATAGGATTGCTTGGTATATTACTCTTACCTGCACCTACATTATCGGGTTCGTGATTCTCTAACAATTCATACTCTCTAACCTTTAACTCTCGTCTGTAGCGTTCTATATTCTTGATATAATCTTCTAATTTCTTTATATCGTGTCGTTCAATCGTTATCACTTACGATCCCCCTTACTCTTTATACATATCCATACTAGGTATGCAATAGGTATTAATGTTATCCACCAAGTCACCGACTCACTCCGTTCAAATCTTCTTGATCTCCATTCGAAGCAAAATCCTTAGGCACTTCCACCTCGTCGCTTGCAGTCAACTTGTAATACAACTCTCTGCCAATCCATTTACCCAACTCATACATTGCGATAGTGAACCATATTTTGATTATCCTTTTAATCATCACTACGCACCTCACTTTTAAAATTAATATCTTTTACAGTGATACTATTATGATCTTCTAATAAGTAATAATAACTAGATAAAAAATCTGCTATAACTATAGGATACTTAACAGCCATTCCTTGTTGAGTATTAATTCCGGACAATTTTAAAAAATATACGTCGCCATAATTGATTACTGAACAATCACCAACAATCAAGGTGTCATCTTCTATTTCAAACTCAATGCCTTTGCTAATTAATTCTGAAGTTATTATTTTGAAATCACTCATTCCGTTCACTCCTTATTCAATCTGTCCGTTAAAACTTTTAGAAATTTGCCAAATTTCTTTATCGCTTCAGCTTGCATTTGTGTTTTGTGCTTTTCCAAAGCCTTTTCTTTACTCTCTGCATTAATCACAGTTGCCGTCTGATTATCTTTAAGCTTTGCTACATGTCTGTGTTGTATATCTGATGAATCAGTGAATGTTGTGATTAAGTATTGTGTCATAAATGTTTCACCACCGGATAATGAATATCTTTTATTTTTAACGAACATATGCTGTAATAAAAATCACCATTACCTCCATCTGCATAACATTCACCTTGTGCTATAGGGTTTTGATTATGATATAAAACAACAGTGGCAAGGCTTTCTGTTTCATCATCTGGTAATTCCTCAATTTGAGGGCGTGTAATTTCATCTTCTATTTTCACATTTGTAATAACTGCATCTAGTTTTACATTAGTCCATTCTCCACCAGCACTTGCACAACAATCTTGTTCGCTTTCCACTATTTCTACGATAGTCCCGTCATTTAAAGTTAATGTTTTATCCGTCCATGCCTTAACCTTTTTATATAACAATTGTTTTTGTATTTCCTTAAACTCTTTATAATTGTTTTCATACATTTCCACTCACTCCTTACCGAGTATTCTTTTAATCTCTGCTACTATATCTTTCTTACACGTAACCTTTATCTTTGTCTGCTGTTCCATCTTGTCTTGCATGATTTCGCTCCATTTTCTTTTTGTACGCTGAGATGAGTTGGTCAATAGTGTAGTATTTAATAGCAATAGCGAATGGTAAAAATAATGTGTTACTGTACCAACCTGAATAAAGTTTATCTATATCAAACATAAAGTCATCAACTACATCTCTGTCATTAAAATCAATCTCAACTCGTTCTAAATAATCAGTAAAATCTCCATCTTCTATATAACCCAAAATCTCTTCCATATCGTCTGCTTGTTGATTCGCAATACTCAATCCAAACGCCAACATATCTGCCAATTCATCTAGTTGTACATCTAGTGGTTTACCTGGTTTCTTTTTCCAGTTTTTAAACGTTTCTAATGTGTTAAACCATTCAAAGAATTCAACCACATACGCAATCTTGCTATCCTGTAAATTAATTGTTGGTATTCTACTGTCAAAGTCCTTTTGTATTTGTAATAGTTCTTTTAATTGTTCTAATGTTAATTGATTAGTCATTTATTATTCCTCCAAATCACTTAATAAATTTTGAAATTCATGCGTCCCATCTAGTTGGTCCATATATTTTAAATCTCGAGATAATTCATTTTTACTTACCATTGCGTTAGATATTTGAAATAACTGGTATTGATTGTATGGTGTCATTATTTGATTTACTGAGCGATGTACTTTCACATATTCTTTTAATTTCTTCTCTTTCAACTTTACCCATAAACTTTTATAATCTTTATCCTTCATTGTTTGCTTCCTTACTTTCATAAATAATGTCTCCACTCTCCTTTAGATTTATAATTACATGACAAATATTTTGAAATATTAATTGTGTGTCTCTTTCTTTTTCCACGCCATTAGTAATAAGTCTATCTATCTCATCAAACGCCTCTGCCTTTCTTTTCGTTTCTGCCATATCATTGATGAGTTCATCACGTTGCTTACGGAAACTGTCACGTTCTCTTTTTGCTTTCTTCAACCTAGCGTCCATCACACTAGATACAAATTTAGCTTCTGCGTTCATTTACTCGTCCTCCGGTAATCTTTTTGTCTCTACTGGCCCATAGTCATTTTCTTTATTAACAAAATCTAGTATTTCATCTACCGTTAAATTTCTTATAGGTTCACTTATTAGTTTTCCTCCATGCACTTTTGCGATTTCATATAAACCAGTCTTATGCAAATGTAAGTCGTGTAAATCTAGCTCATTAACAACACTTAATAAGTAATCATTTTTACTATCGAAGATATATTGGTTACAGTTATCAAATCTTGGATAATATTCCATTAAATGTGGTGATTGCAAATATCTAATTTCATATTCTTTTTCGTTCATCTCATACACTCCCTATTCTTTCTTATATTCTCTTTTTCAACTTTCATCGTCACTCTGCTTCCTGCTACTTTAACCACAAAGCCTTTAACACCTATCTGTCTTAGTTCACGCTGTACTTCTGTAGGTGTCTTGCCTTGTGTGTTGTATTTGTATCGTTGGTTGATCGTGTCACTTAGCAGCATTTATTTTGTCCTTAACTTCTTTTTGTTTGTTTAATAATTTAACAAAATTAATTCCAGCTTTAGTCAGGTCGCGATCAGTCGTCGTTAAATTAAATTTGTTAATGCGCACTAATTCTTTACGACTTATCAACGCTATATTTTCTTCGCTACAATCTGACCTGTTTTGGTTCAAGTGTATTAAGCAATATCCTTTTGGAACGGGTCCATGCTTTTGTTCCCACAAATAATGTGTGTATTGTTTCCAACATTCGTTTTTAGAACCTCGTTTTTTGATTTTTATAAACTTATAACCGTCAGTAGTGGTTTTTATCGTTCCTAAAGGAAATGTGTTATCGGGCTTTTGTCCTTTCTTAAATTGAGTTTCAGCACTTCTACCTCTGGACGGAAAGCTTTTACCTTTGTTCCAAGAAGACACACCTTTTTTAAACTTACAATCAACCCCACTTCTTATCCTTTTTCTCGAACAAAAACCTTTCATTTTCTCTATAGTGACATCAACACCAAATTGTTTGTTAAACATTTCTGTCATTTCTTTTTTAGTTTTACCTTTGATGTTATCTCGGATATATTTTTCGTGTTCACCGGTCCAAATATGCCTCATGGCGACTACTCTCCTAACAACTTAGGGATTTCTGATTCTGCATCTAATTTTTCATCTTTAAACTTTTGTGCTTGCAGGACTAAACTGCCATTATTAATGATATTTTGAGCTACTTTAGAAACTGCACTAGATCTTTGTAACTCCTCTTTTAATTCTTCGCCTTTTAAATCTTCATCGCTTAATCTTTCTAATTGTGCAAATAAATGATTGTTTAAATCTGTCAATGTATTTCTCATTTTATTAATCCTCCCACTTCTCAAATGCTCTATTTAGGTACCAACGTGCCTTATCTAAATCTTCTTTTCCGTTCTTACGATTAGCACGACTTATATATTTAATTACGTTACCAATAGCAAAAGCTAACTCTGGTTTGTAATCTTTAGTGACTTGCTCTATGAAATCTACAATTTCTATATCTCCATACGTATAATGTGACGGGTGGCTAACCTTGTCATCTAACGTCTTTTGGGGTCCTTCATTTTCATTAGCCAATGAGTAAAAATCGTAACTATCATCAATAGTCCACGTTCTCCCGTCAATTGCTTCTACATCAGCAAGCCATTTATCTATAGCAAGATTTGACCCAGTTTTTGGCTCAGTTTTTGACCCAGTTAAACGATATACACCTTCTATTTGCACTGTAATTTCATCACCATTAACTTCTTGCATTCTGATTCTATCGCCTCTATTCAAATCTTTAATACTCATGATCCAACCACCTTTCTAGGGAATATGTCGTTTTCCATAAGGTACTTACACCATTCGCTGCGAGAATGTTTTTGAGGTACTTCAAATAAGTGAGGTTTCTTACGTCTTAGGTCCAATTCTTTTTGTCGCTCTAGTCTTACTAACCTCATTCTGTCCTCATGTTCTAATTGAGATAGTCGTTTTCTCTCTTTCGTTTCTGTATCTTGTTCGTTATAATCTTCGAATAAAGCTTCTTCAGGACTATAGCCAGAATACTTAATACGTCTTACAATAAGTTTCCATGGTGTTCCTGTATATTCAGCTTCGTGTACATCTTCAACTGGCAATAAGTGTTTCTGTTCTTCAGTTTTTACAACGTAATATAATCTATTATTTTTAAATTCAATCGTTCTATTCTTTGCTAATTCCATTTACTCCACCTCTATTAATTCAACTAGTTCAAAATCTTCATTCATCAACTCTTTGTCAGGGTTGTTACTGATTAAATCTAAAATGCGTTCCTTTTCATCACTTGCAGTAATTTGATTGTTTACCCAAACTGGATACTTACATCTAACTTTCATTGTTGCTTCGACTGTGATTGTTTCTTCTCTGTTAACCATTCACTCATCACCTACCAATTCGCCATCTTTCCAGATGAGTGTCATTGTGTCTCCGTCTTTTAACCAGAATTCTCTACTAAAGTCATCTTTTACTTGTTCAATAGAATCCCCGAACCATTGCGTTCCATTATTATCTTGAAATATCTCAAGCATTTCTGAGATTTTTGTACCTTCTGTAAGCTCTTCTTCAACTTCCACTGTGAAAGTTTCATCTTTGCCAATTGAATGCTCTACAGAAACTGTTTGTACCATGTCAAAATACACAGAACCTCCGTCAATATTGCTATAAAATGCTTTTTCTTTAACTCCATTCTTCCAAGCCCAATCAATCAATTCTAATAAGTTCATTTTCTTCTCAACTTTAACCTTTGCCATTCTTCATCTTCTCCTTTTTACGCTTTCTGCGTACCTTAATTAGTTCGTCATACGTTATCCACTCTTGACCTGTGTATTTAGGCGCTTTACATATCCATGTGAGTGGTACTTCTCTGTTTTGATATCTGAATATCTTCGCTTTCAACTTTGCTACTTCTGTTGGCATTCCTTTGACGTCTATCACTTCAAGCAGCTTGTTATTTTTCCATAATGCAAAGTCGGCTATATATTCTGTTTTACGTTGTTTATCAAACTTAGGTATTAACTCATATCTAGGTTGTAATTCAATATGATCATATTCATTGCCCAAGTTACGTTCTAAATGTTGGTAATAGTCACATTCAACTTTGCTATCAAAAGTGACGCCTTTATATTCAACTTTTTTAGAATTGTATTTACTCACATTGCCACTCCTAGAAATCAAATATTGTTGATTGCAACCCTAATTCTTCTTCATATAGAAGGTCGTACACGCCTTTAAAATGTTTCAACTCACTATCAGTCATCTTTTTACTTTCTTCGCTAAAATGAGCGCCTGTGAGTGATATAACGATGTTCAAATTAGATTCGCGTTTTTCTACTTTTATTTCTTCTATTCCGTCTGGTCTATAAAGGTAATACTTTTCGATAATTGCCATTTTTATCTCTCCACTTCGTTTCATTCATGATTAACTCTTTCACTTCTTCGTAATCGTCAAAGGGTTTAATGGCTCCAGTATCAAGAAGCCTTTTAACTGCCCACCCAGACTCGATTAATATTTTGGCTATGATTGGATCTTCTTTATAATCCTCTCGATACATAAAACCTAAAAGTTGCTGATACTCATAAACTTTCATCCATAAAACCTCTGCGTTTTCTTGTAGAAATCGAGGTGTGCCACCCCTGTTTCTCCGTCTTTATTCTTAGAAATAATGAATTCAATCTCTGACTTACCTGTAATGTTGTCTTGTTGGTCTTGGTCGTAATAATCGTCACGGTATAAGAAGAAAATCATATTCGCGTCTTGCTCAATTCCTCCTGCTTCTCTTAAATCAGACATCATCGGACGCTTATCACTACGACTTTCTACACCTCTACTTAATTGAGATAGCGCGATAATGATACAACCTGTTTCCTTAGCTATAATTTTTAAATCACGAGAAATCTTTTCAACTTCTAACCGTCTATCACGTTGAGGTACATCTGATTGCATGAGTGTAAGATAATCAATAAATATAACGTGAGGTTTATCTGTTTTCTGCGAAGCAACTTCTCGAACATCTTGTGGTGTCATTTGTGCTTGGTCCTCAATCTTTAAAGAATTACATTTTTTTATTTGATCTATAGCAGACATTACCGATGAAACTTCATCATCATTTAATCCGTTTCCTTGCTTAATTTTAGATAGTGGGATATTTGTTATTGTTGCAACTAATCTCTCAACGATATTGTTACCTCCAGTTTCTAAACTAAAGAACGTTGTAGGGTACCCACGCTGCGCGATATTCCACATCATTGTTAATGCAAGAGAAGTTTTACCTAACGAAGGTCTTGCACCTAATACATTCAACTGACCTGGTTCAAAACCAATGATTTTGTTATCTATAGAAGCAATACCAGTTTTAATAAATTGTTTTGGTTCATCAGATAAAATATTTTCTACAACTTCAGCTAGAAAACTATCAGTAGCGTCTGCTTTTTTTATTGTCATACCTTTTAATTTCTCTAATTCCTCTACCAAATAATTAAAATTTTCTTTATTTTGCATTGATTGATACTCTGTGAGCTTCTCACGAGCTTGTGACAAAACGTATTCTTGTAATAGGTTCAATTGGTCGTCCATAAAAAACGCCTTGTCAGTGCCATCTGAGTTGTATAAACGACCTAATCGGTCAGTTGATATAAATTCATTATCGTCACGACTTTTAAAGTAGATTTGATTTACATCGACTTTCCCCTGCTCTAGTGCATACTCAATGAACAGTCTTAATTTTTCATCAGTAAACATTTCAGGTTTCAATCTGAATTTACTTAGTAACTCTGGGTTACGCATGAGGTTAGATATAATAGATTCTTCGGTACTCAACACATCAATACTCATCATCTAACCCCCAATCCTCTTTCATCTTTTGCCATTGTTTTCTTAATTGTTGCCTTTTCTCTCTAAATTCTTTATCGTGCTGCATTCTGTATTTATCAGTCTGTTCTTCTGGTATCACTGCGCTTTTCATTTCTGGTGGTTTGCGATCAATAATTTGTGCAATCGTAGGTTTATAACGACTTTCTCTAACATATTTCTTTGTTTTGTGTAGTGTTCTGTCGAAATCCCCATATTGTGTGAGTTGTTCTACCCAAAGGTTGTACTTAATTTTATTGAATTTCATATCGTAGACATTATTTATTAGCTCTAAGATTTCAATTGCTTCTAGTTCAGTCATTGACATAATGTCTAACCTCCTAATAGTTCTTGTTTCTTCTTAGCTAGGTAATCATCTTCTTTATTGTTTCTAGGTTTAACTTTAGATATTGCTTTCTCTTTAGTATCGACACCGTCTTTATTCCAGTTTTCTAATACTTTGATAAGATAGTTAATACCTTTGTTATTTTCTTTACAATAATCAGTAGCTACAGTAACAATCTCTAGTTTGTTATCTTTAAAATCCTTTATAGCTTCTTCTAGTTGTTGTGCTTTTAATGGACTTTGTATCATTTCTAAATTGTTACTAATATATTGGAATGATTTTGATGTCTCGTCACTGTCTCTATTTATTCTTGTATTATTAATTCTTGTATTATTCTCTTCCGTCTTTTTATGGATAGGGTCTCCACTTTTTTGTGGATACCCCTCTCCATGATTTGACGGATAGGGTGCTGTAATATAAATTCTTCGTTCAGTTACAGTCATGTTTTCATCTCTGATAACTACTGTGTCAATATAACCTTTTTCTTTTAAACGACTTATCCAAGTAGAAACAGTTTTTTTATGAACGTTATATAGTTCTGCAAAGTAGTTATTACTAGCATATGAATATCCGTATTTATTGGATAAAGCAGTTAATTCGCCATACATAATAACTTCCATTGGTTTTAACTCTTTATCATATCTAACGTGTGATGGAATGATTGAGTAATAGTTAGGTTGTTCTTTCAATCATGTCTCACTCCTTTAAGCATTTTGTTTAGTCGTTCATCGACATCCACCCAACTGTCTGTTAAGTGATATTTGTTATTGAATGTGTCCATTCCTATTTGGTGCTGTTCGTTGTGATGAGATCTACATAGTGCTAAAACTTGATTTTCGAAATGATTAATCCTCGTTCTATCTCTGCCACGTCCTACCGCAAATCTATGTGCTAAGTCGGAATGTGGTTTACCACAGATAACACAGTTACGGTTGACTGTTGACCAGTAAAGGAACGCTTTATCATTTTTGAGTAAGTCACTCGTCTTATAATTAAGTGGTATATTGTTGTGAAACACCCAGTCGAGAATAACTTCTATAACTTGTTTAGCTTGTTCTCTTGTACAGTCGCTCAACGATAGACGTTTTTCGTAGCCGTAGAGAACTTCTACGTAATCCATGAATAAATACCTCATATAATCACGGGGTTGTCCCGTATATGCTTCTATGTCGTTACAGAGAGCAAATACTTTTCTACGCTGCTTATCTGTAATCTTGAACGGATCTACAACTCTTACATCTGCTTCTACTTCGTAACCGTTGTCTAAAAGTAATGATGTTTTGTTATCTAGTTCTACTCCTTTGATGACTACAGTCGTTGTACCGTCATCTTCTGTAATGTAGTTTTTTATTACTACCATGTAATCAGTCCAATCAGAACGGTAATTCAGAATCTGTTACGTCTGCACCACTATCAAACGGATTGTCACCTTTTGGCGCTTGTCCTCTTTGTTGTTGCGATTGGTTGTTAGATTGGTTATTGTTCTTACGTTCGATAAAAGTTACATTGTTAACTGCAACGTCGGTAGTGAACACTTTCTGACCTTGTTTGTTCTCATAACTACCAGTTTGAATAGAACCTGTTACGCCTATTTTGTTACCTTTAGTGAAGTTATTAGCGATGATTTCTGCAGTCTTACCAAACGCAACGCAATTAATAAAATCCGTTTCGTATTCATTTGTTTGTTTATTCTTAAATTGTCGTTGTACTGCAATTCTGAAGTTAGCCACGTTACTGTTTTGACCTTTTAACTCTGGACTAGCTACTATATTTCCAATTAGATTTACTGTGTTCATTGTTCATTCTCCTTATATTTTTTAGCCATATTTTGAATTTTGTTGATTGTATTGATTGCTTGTTGTTCTGACATTGATGAATAGTTTTGTATGCCAAAAGTTTGTTCTGCTTGTTGTTGAGATACTTCTTTTCCTAACGATTTCATCAAGTCGACAAATTTAAGTATTTCTTGTTTTAGAACGCCGACTGTTTGACTACTTACTTTGTTGTACTTTTCTTGCTTTTGTTTTGCGTCTGCGTCATCTTCATCAGTCGGAATATTGAAGAATTTCATTAAGAAATAACGCTCTGCGTATGTGAGTGCTGTTCCGTGTGCTTTAGATACGTCGTCTTGTTGTCCTACTGCAAAGAAAGGAACCTCCAACACTTCTTGAGGGTTATCTGCGTTAATCCATTTATAAGTTAATTTCAGTTTAACGATGTGTTCTGTTTTGCCTTTTGCGTTTATAGTTTCGATTATTTCTTCATTTTCTGTATAAGGTACTAACAGCAAGTTATGTTCAATCATTTTATTCCTAATTCTGTGTAATACTTGAGATCCACTAACATAGGAATAGTTGTAACCTTTTGTATCTTTAGTAAAGCCTTCAATATTAGCTTTAACGTCTGCTATTTTTTGATATATGTTAAGTTGCTCAGTCATACTTAACCTCCTCATACTCAGTTGATTCTGTTACTGTCTTTTTAATTGCTGTATGCTTTGTCATGTCGATAACAGACTTATCTAATCCGTCGAAACCTTTAGCATCTCCAATACTTGTTGAATACTTGATAGTAGGAAAGTTTGTGCTAGGTTTATTAGTGATAAACAGGTCAAAAGGAGCGTCTTTCAATTTAATTAGGTATGTCACTGTTTCTTTCAATCCCAATCACTCCTTTGCGCAATATATCGATTGTTCTATCCATGACTTTGATTGTTTCACTTTGTGTTTCGCATGATTCTATAGCTTTTCTGAAATCTTTTCTAAGTTCAAAATATCTATCGCACATATCTTCATAACGTTTGTTTAAAAAGTCGTAATCGTTTTGCAAGAAATCTAAATCTATTTGGTTTTTGATTAGTTGAGAGTATTCTTCTCTAGTCAACTTGACTGTGATCAATTCTCCCATGCTAATCCTCCATTTCAGCATCAATGATTATTTGATTTTTTCTATCTTTGTAGTAATTTATTGTTGTCTTGCTATTCGCCTTCACTTTGTTGTTGTACATATCAAGCAAAATCTCAATATATTCATTTTTGGGTAAGCTGATATTCAAATCATCTTTGTTTCTGCTTTCTTTCACTTTTTTTATTAATCTTTCTTTATCTATTTTTTTTATTTTACATATTTGATTTACAGCTAATAAAAGTTTCCCGAAACTAGTTAATGAGGCTTCTTGAAGAAATCTCTTGTAATACTCTAAGAATCTTAGAGAGCCATCATAATCAACAAACTTAAATTCACCATTTTTTAATATATTTGTGACTTTTGATCCTGTGTCATTAATACCTAAACACATAGCCGCGATTGCACCAGACGTATAATTATATTCATTTAACAACTCTATTAATTTTTGATAGTCTCTATTACCTTCGTTGGCATAACTTTGTATATAATCTTTGATACTCCAAGAAAGCTGTGTAGTGTTCATTCTGACAATATCTTTTTCTGTTAAACCTTCTACAACCATATATTTAATGGGAACTTGAGCGTATTCGGCGTGCTTTAACCTTGACTGACCATCTATTACAACAAAATCTTCATTTACTATAACTGGTGCGATGAATCCTCTTTTCGCTTCGTCCATTAAATCCTTTCTATAAACAACGTTTCTGTTAAATTCACTGAATTTAAAAATGTTATAATTTGTCGTTTCGTATACTTCGTTTACCTTTTTCATAATTGACTTCCTCCATATATTTTGATTAAATTAAGTTGTATATTTTGATTAAATTCTGACTGTTACTTGTTGGCGCAAGTTTCAGTCTTTTTTGTTATCTCAAGCCACTTTTCCCAGAAGAATGTGCTAAAGATAAGTGTGAGCATCGCAATTCCTAATACTGTTGTGAAACCACCTCCTAAAAGTAATGTGATGATCATCGAAACGAACATTGTCATGTAACTTAGTAAGTACTTCATCTTTTACACCTCCTATCCAAATATCTTTTTGAAGTTATCCTCAAGAAACTGTTTCATCTCTGTCTAGTTATAAATACTTTTGAAAACTTTCTGCTGAAAACATTTATAATGCAGTTTAATTAGTTGTTCTCATATCATTAATGTGAGAAGCACACTCATCGCAAATCACCAAATCAGTATCGTGTAGTAATTGAAAATCCAACTTTTTAACACCACAGACATCACAATGATTATGTTTGATTTCTTTTTTAGCATTCCTAACTTCCACGACCAAAAGTGCTGTTAGGAATGCTATTTTAATGAGTTGTAGTTTGTTCATTTTGTTTGGCCTCCTCTGCTTCCAAGATTCTTTCATGTACACCGTGTTCAATCATAAAGTCATACCAGAATTGCACCATTTCATCTGACATAGTTTAGTCCTCCTAATTAATTACGATTCTTCCGTTTAACATTGCTTCAAAGTTACTTGCTTTTAGATATTAGGAAATGAATAACAAGTGAGTTAAAAAAGCTATTATTTTTCTAACCCTATAACTTCCCAGTCGTCTGCCATTAAGTCTTTTGCCATTGGTTGCCACATTGGGTAGAAGTCTTTCTTTCTTGGTTTTACAACAATGTATCCGTAACTATTTGTTGGTAAAAGTTCTAAATTTTCACCAGGTTTTCTTAAAACGTCAAATTCAGATTTACGATGAATCGACTTCCCATTTTCCATTGCTATTTTTGTCGCTTCTTGAATATTCATCCCATTTCCTCCTTAAGTTGTTTGTTCGATTGTGGGTTAAATTTGTCCTGCTAAAAATTTATTAATAAAGTATTGTTGACCTTTACCTGTTACTTTTGGTGTTCGTGAGACTTTACTAGAGCCATCAGGATTATTAATTATTCGTTTTTTTATATCTAAAATTTTCAAATCCATGCTTTTTTGAGTTGGTAAGTTGTAACTTTCTCCACCTTTTTTAATTAAGTAGCCGTTATTTCTTAACCATTTGAATAATCGGTTTTGTCCAATATCAACACCGTTTTGTTTTAATATTTTCGCTAGTTCTCCAACTAGAATTGAATTGTCACTACCAGCTACCGAGTCAGCGAATAATACTTTAGGTTTATTTGTCTCAACCTCTTGTTGTAATAGTAAGTTTTGTTCTTTCTCTTTCTTATATTCTGTAAGAACGTTAATGATGTAGTCTGGATTGTTTAATGTGTTTTCAATCACGTCATCTGTTGCGTATATTCCATGCTTGCGAATGGCTGGTAAAACGTCTTCAAATATCCATTCTTCAAATCGTTCTGCTTGTGGTAGTTTTGAACGTGTGATTAATCTGTATAGATTACCTTCGTCAATAAATTTCTTATCTTGCATACCACCGTTTGAGAGGACGGAACGAATCGTTACCCCCTTTTCTTTTGCATGGTCTCTAATTGCTTTTCTCGGATTTGTATATCCTAAAATTTCAGCTACTTTAATTGCCGGAAACCATTCTTTGTTATCAATAGTTAAAATTTCTAATTCTCCAAATTGTGAGTTTTGGAATACTTTTAAATCTTGCATATTGTTTATGCTCCTTTCTGCTATACTCCTTATAAAAGGAGGTGATTTTTATGAAAAATGTTTACGCTTGTCTTTTAGGTGAGTGGGTTAATTTATCTGAATCTGATAATGTTATAATTGATAATTCTTATACCGATGCAAATCTTTGGTATAAAGAACAAATCGACAACTTATTCAATTTCGATTACGTCAATATTCAAATAAATAACGTCAATTATCGTATTCATCCTAATTTCATTCAAATTTTAACTAAGTAATTTCTTAATTGTTTTACAGCTTTGACTGTCAAGCTCAACCTTGACGGTCTTATGGCTGTAAACTCTGTTAACTTCTTGCACTAATCTATCCCACTCATATTTAGGCGTGCCGTCTAGTATTTTTAGAATTCCATCTAGTTTTTCTTCTTCCATTTGATTACCTCCTTATTCGAAATCATCAATCGTGAGATTTGAAAGTCTTTTTTTGTACAGATATAGGTACATGTCTTTGATATTTCTATAAAATTTAATTGCTTCGCCGTATTCTCTTTTTTGCAAATCAGAGTTTTTAGTAACTCCAAAAATCGCTAAAGTAAGTTTTCTAATATGGTCGTGTATTTGATCATCATGTACATTTCCATTAAAATAATCGTTTCCTCCACAAGGATATTTTTTTAGAGCAAGTGGTTTATAATGGTGACCTCTATATGGTGTTTGTATAATATTTGTAAATTTGAATTTCTCATTGATATTTTTTATATCATCTTCGTTAAGTCTTACATCTGAAAAAATTGATATGGGTTTCATAGGTTTAACACCATCCAACCTTTTACTTACTTCACGTTCGACAATTTCTATCAATTCTTGTTTTGTTAATGTAATTTGTTCCATAATATCCTCCTTATTAAGTTGTTTGGTGTTGTTTTTCTTTAAATGCTAAAATGATTGATTTCTTTTTATCATTCATAAATACGAAATTTTCGTATTCGTTACCTAAAAAAATATCATCGTATTTAACATTAAAAGCGCTCATATATTTAGAAAGTAGACTATCTTTTATGTTAGTAGAATCTTTTTCCATATTTTGAATAGTACGTGATGAGACTTTAAATAAATCTCCCAACTCTTCTTGAGTTAATCCGTAATCAGTTCTCAACTCTTTTAATGTTTTCATTTGCTCACCGCCTTTCGGTAATACTAATATAATACGAATTTTTCGTACTGTCAACACAAAATACGTTTTTTTCGTAAAAAACTTTACTTTAATATGAAAATTTCGTATAATACGAAATGAGGAGGTAATAACCTATGAATAAAGAACGAAACAGAATAATTGCCAATAATATAAGAAAATATTTAAAAGAAACTAAAATGACACAAAAACAATTAGCTGAATTAATAGATATTAAACCATCTACATTAAGTGACTACTTAAATTTACGTTCCAACCCATCGCATGGTGTAATTCAAAAGATAGCTGACGTTTTTGATATTGTTAAAAGTGATATTGATACTACTTATAAAGAAGATAATGACATCACAACCGTATACAATCAGCTGACACCTCCACGTCAACATAATGTTCTAGATTTCGCTAATCATCAATTAGAAATGCAAAATTCTACTGATGACAGTGTGATTGATCTAGATACATATAGAAACGACAACACAAACGAAACAGCTGTAAACGGTTATGTTTCAGCTGGTACTGGTGAACGAATCTTTGATGAACCTATATTTAAAGTAAACGTAAAAGGTTACGTCCCTCCACATGATATTGCATTACAGGTTAACGGAGATTCAATGGAACCAATGTTTAATGATAAGGAAATCATCTTTGTTGAAAAGTCTAATAACATCAAGAATGGCCAAATAGGCGTATTCATTATTAACGGTGAGTCTTATGTTAAGAAAGTACATGTTGGTGAAGATAGATTAACTCTTATTTCGTTGAATAAAAATTATAGAGATTTGCACTTTTACGAAAATGAAGGTGTTGAGTTAGTTGGTAAAGTTATTTTATAGGAGGTTTTAATATGGAATTAAGAGAGTTCAAATTTAATGTTGTAGAAGATGAAGGTACTAGTATACCTGTTTATACCGAAGAAGAATTAACTGAGCGTTTAGACAAAGGATTGCCCATAACTAAAAAAGAAATGGAAGAATGGAGTGATGAAAACGATGAATAATAACAAAAAAGTTGAACATCTGCATGTAAACACAGGTGGTAAACAACTTTCTAAAGAAGAGTTAAAAGAAGTACAAGACTTTTTAAAAAGTGACGAATTTAAAGAAATGGTTAAAAAGTCGAAAGAGCAAGACAAGAGAGTTAAGGAATCTAAAATTGCCGAATGAACAAAAATGTGATTAATAGCTTATTTTCGGCGCTTTAATATAAATATTTAATCAAAGGAGAAATGTAGAATGAAAAAGGTTTTATTTTTAATATTTGCAAGCTTATTGGTGTTAGGTGCATGTGGTAATGACGATAATAATTCAAATGGTAAAAAATCTAATAATACTGAAACAAAATCAGTAAATGAAAATAAACCGCAATTCACAAATGACACTCTGGTTATTGATCAAGCAGTATTAAAAATTGATGATACTTTTATTCTTAATGACAAAGATTCAGGTGATAAATTATTAGCTTTCAAGTACCATGTTAAAAACAAATCAGATAGCGAAGATATAACTTCAATGAATGTATGGATTGCTTGTTTTGAAGCAACTCAAGATAGTGATAATACTGTAAATAAATTAGATGTCGGAATTACACCTACTACCGGAAAACTCGGTAAATGGAACGAGCATAGTAACGACACTATTAAAAAAGGTAAAACTGCAAAAGGTATCATGACTTATAAATTACAAAATGATGAAGATGTAGTTTTAAAAGCTACAAAAGGTGCTGATAGTAAAAAATTAGGTACTAAAACAATTAAGTTAGATGACTTAAAATCTGAAGATTATTCAGCAACAGAAGATTTAACAGATAATAGTAAAAAAGATGATACATCAGAAAATAATGATTCAAAAAATGTAGCTAGCGCTAAATCAGATGACAACAATTCTGAAGAAAGTAAAACTGAAAATGACAAAACAACTAGTGATTCAAATAATAGTCAATCAACAAATAGTAATCAAAATAACGTAGCTAGTGCTAGTAGCAATTCGCAATCTGGCCAATCTACTCAAACAAATAATCAAACTTCAAATACGCAAGAAATACCACCTACTACACACGATGAGTCACAAATGGGATATGGTCGTGGTGATTATGAAGCTGCTAAAGAAGCAAGTGAAAAAGTAGCAAATGATCCAAACGCTCATGTAGGTGGTCCAATCTGGGTAGGTAAAAACGAAAGTTACGAAAGTTGGTCTAAACGACAACAAGAAGTACAAAATACACCATCAGAATAATTTTACGGGTAGCACGCCTACCCTTATTATTTTTTACCTTTTTTAGGGAGTGAGAGTATGAAAGTAGCAATATACACACGTGTAAGTACGCAAGAACAAAATTTAAACGGGCATTCTATACACGAGCAAAAACGCAAATTGATATCTTATTGTGAAATTAATAACTGGGAACAATATGAAGTGTTTACAGATGGTGGATTTAGTGGCGGTTCTACAAAACGTCCTGCTTTACAACAATTATTTAATAGACTTGATCAATTTGATTTAGTATTAGTTTACAAACTAGATAGATTAACTAGAAATGTACGTGACTTATTAGAGATGTTAGAACGCTTTGAAAAAAATGATGTGTCGTTTAAAAGCGCGACTGAAGTTTTTGATACGACTACTGCTATAGGTAAATTATTCATCACTATCGTTGGTGCAATGGCAGAGTGGGAACGTGAAACGATACGCGAACGTTCATTATTCGGCAGTCGTGCAGCAGTTGAAAACGGTAAATATATCAGAATTCAACCATTTATGTATGATAACGTCGATGGTAAGTTGGTTCCAAATGAGCATGTGAAGTATATTGATTATATTGTCGACAAGTTTAAAAAAGGTGTTAGTGCTAGTGAGATAGCTAGATTGTTAAACGGTAAAAAGAAACCGCCTAAAATTAAGAATTGGAATAGACAATCTATTATTCGTATTATGAAAAATCCTGTATTGCGAGGTCACACTAAATACGGCGATATGTTTATAGAAAATACACATGAACCCGTAATAAGCGAAGATGATTATTATAGAGTTATCGATGTTATAGAGAACAGAACACATAGAAGTAAGACAAAGCACTCTGCTATTTTTAGAGGTGTTATACAGTGTCCACAGTGCGGTAGTAAACTACATTTATACGCTGGTACTATTAAACCTAAAAACGGTAAACCTTACGGTGTACGTCGTTATATATGCGATAAGTGCCATCGTGACAAGTCAGTGAGAAATATATCGTTTAACGAAACTGAAATCGAAGATAAGTTTGTTGATGAATTGAATAAAATGGATTTAAGTCGATTTGAAGTACATAAACCACAACAACAAACAAATGACATAGAAAACGATGAAAAGAAGATAAAAGAGCAACGCACTAAATTATTACGTGCATATATAATGGGTTATGTTGAAGAAGAAGAATTTAAAACAATTATGGATGAAACACAACGGTTATTAGATGATATTAAACGTGAAGATGAGCCGGAAATGATAAAAGAAATAAGCGAACAACAAATACGATCAATCAGTAATTTTATAGTTAAAGGTTGGAATAATTTAACTGTGGAAGAAAAAGAAAAGTTAATATTAAGTACAGTTGAAAATATCAATATTCAATTTATACCTAGAAAA